ACGGACGGCCAGGCGCTCCAGCTCCAGAATCTCTACGACCAGACGGTGCCCATTACGCTCACGAATCAGAAAAACGTGGCGTTTGGCTATTCGTCGGCGCAGGCGACGACGGAACTCGACAACATCCGCACCCGCTATGTCAATCCGGGCGCGGAGGCGTTGGCGAACGCGGCCGAAGTGCTCGCGTTTGACAACGTCTATACGGATATTTACAGCTCGGTGGGCACGCCGGGAACGACGCCGACCGCGACACTCACGTACCTGCAAGCGGGCGTGAAGCTCACGGACCTTTCGACGCCGCTCCTCGGACGTGTGGCGATGTTGGACCCGCTGGCGATGAGCACGCTGGCCGACACGACCACGTCACTCTTTAATCCGAGTGCCGTGATTGCCGAGAACTACACCGAAGGGCAATTCGGCCGGAAGCAGTTGGGTGTGGACGGATGGTATCAAGACCCGGTGCGACCAACGCATACGACCGGCACGTATACCGCCTCGACCCCGCTCGTCAATGGCGCAGACCAGACGGGCAGCACGATTGCGACGGATGGCTGGGCGTCAGGCGCGGCGACCCTGAACAAAGGCGATGTTTTTACCATCGCTGGCGTCAACTCGGTCAACCCGCTGTCCTACTCGTCCTCGGGTCGTCTCCAGCAGTTCGTGGTGACGGCGACGACGTCGGATTCGTCAGGGGCGATGGCGACATTGCCGATTAGCCCATCGATCATCACGTCAGGCGCGCTGCAGACGGTGTCTGCCTCGCCGGACAACAACGCGGTCATCACGGTGCTCGGGACCACAGCGGCAGCGGGTGGCACCCTGGCGACCACCGCAAGTCCGCAGTCATTTGTCTACCATCCGGACGCCTTCGCGTTTGTGATGGCGGACTTGATGAAACCGGGTGCTGGCGCGGAAAGCACGACGGTGCGCTCCAAGTCGCTCGGATTTTCGATACGCATGGTCGAGCAGTACCAGATCGGCACGGATCAGAATCCGTCGCGGTTGGACATTCTGATCGGAGCCACGACCATTCAAGCGCGCCTCGCGGCGCGGGTTTGGGGTTAAGTCATGGCATTAGCCACTACGACACTCAGCTCTGCTGTGACGGTCACCGATAGCTCGATTGTCGTTGCGTCGGCCACTTCGGTGGCGGCGGGGCGCATCGTACTCATTGATGGCGAGTTCCTGCAGGTCACGCAGGATTATGTCAGCGGCACGACGGTGAACGTCTTGCGCGGGCAGAATGGCACGGTCACGGCGGCACATGTCGCGTCGGCCAATGTCACGCATGGGGCGGCAGCCGATTTCACGGTCGCCGCGCCAGGGACGGCCAACCTGAAACCAGGGACGATCCCCTTCACCACCACCAGTTATTCGGCGGCAGGGGCGATCGCGTTTGGCGCGGCGCAGTGGACGACCGCGATCATCAACGGGACGAGTGCCCTGGCGATGACGCTGGCCGATCCCGACTCGTCGCAGGATGGCATCATCCTCGCCATTGTGGCGAACGGGAAAGCGGCCCATACGGTGACGTATACCGCTGGCCTGGGCGATGCCGGATCGGGCTACGACGTCGGTACTTTCGATGGGAGTGGGCAGTGCTGCATGCTCTTGACAGCGGCCAATTCCATTTGGGTGCCGTTGCCGAGTCCGATGAGTGGCACGCTCACCGCGATTGACGTCGCGATTGCGTAATTTCGGTCATGTCGGGGGGACGGGGCATCCGGCCTCGTCCCCATTTTCAGGGAGAGGTGTATGCCCGTTGTCCACAACCCCGATTCGGCATTTTCGCGCGAGATGGATCGGTGGAATTTACCCAAGCGCGAGGGCGGGTTTAACGCGGATGGGTATGTCGCGTTTCCGGCGATGGTCTACAAAGCCTTTCCGAATGAGAATGGCAAAGTGATGTGTGGCGACCCGCGTACGGCGATGGGTGAGGCAAAAGCCGAGACATTTGCGAGGAAATGTCAGCTCACCGTGCGGAGCCCTGAGGAATTAGAGAAGGCGTTGCGCGCGGGCTGGGAGGAGACGCCTGATGCGGCGCTCACCCGGTATGACACCGATCAGCGCACCATCGCCGACACGGCGGCGGCGCGACATTTTTCTGACCAGCGCATGAGCGCGAAAGCGCAGGCGGAAGCCAAGGTTGCCGATGATGCCACGCACGAGCACGTCGCGGACGTGCCGGTGCGACGGAAACGCGGACGGCCGACGAAGAAGGCGGTGAGTGGTGCCACAAGTGAACAAGACGTATAACCGCGCGGTCGCGATTACCAAGTCGGACACCGTCAATTTCGACGGCAGCACTTACTCCGCGAATCCCGACACGAAGGCCATCACGGCCGAGGCGGTGTACTGCGGGGGGGCTGGGGTGGTGGTTGCGGTGTTTCCTGATGGGTCCACGGGGAGCTTTACAGTCACGGCCGGGCAGACGTTGCCGCTCACGACGATTCGCGTCAATAGCACGTCCACCACGGCCACGCTGATGTTGGCGCTGTATCAGGTGTAGCGGTGACGGTGCAGGAACTCATCACCGCCTCACTCCAAGACCTGCGGGTCATTCAAACGGGAGAGACGGTGAGCGCCGATGATGCTGCGTTGGGGCTCTCACGCCTCAACGACTGGATTAACGGGCTTGCGACCGAAGACCTCACGGTCTTTACGATTCTCCGGACGACGTGGACACTCTCAACGGCAGCCTCCTACACCATTGGGACCGGCGCGACAGTGAATGTGGCGCGGCCGACCGGGCCGATGGCGATTGAGAACATCGGGTTTCAGGACACCAGTGTCAGTCCGACACTGGAGTACCAGCTCGGTCCCGTCCTGACGGTCGATGCCTATGCCGCGATTGCCCAGAAGGCCCTGACGTCGGTCTATCCGCAAAACTGGTATTACGACCCGACGTTTACGAGCGGCTTCGGCACGCTCTATCCCTACCCCGTGCCCACAAGTGCGACCCTGGAGGGCGTCATTTACACGCAGTCTCCCGTCGCAGAATTTGACGCCATCACCGACACGATTGCGCTCCCCCCTGGCTATCGACGGTTCCTCCGTACCGGCCTGGCGATGGAGTTGTCCTCGGCATTTGACGCGGGTCTCTCGCCCGCGTTGCAGCTCGCGGCCGTTGAAAGTAAGGCGGACGTGAAACGCGCCAATATGCGGCTGCGCGACCTGGGCTGTGGCACGGCGGGCGTGCTCTTCGGGCGCGCGGGCAATATTTACAACATTTATTCGGACACCTAATGCTGTATCCCGGCTTCATTTCTGGCTCCTACGAGCTACAAAGTCCGTTGGCGGACATGGAGCGGACGGTCAACTGGTATCCCGAGCAAATTGCGAGTGCGGCCATCCCCTGGGGCGCGGCGCTCTTTCCGACGCCGGGGCAAGACGAGTTTCTGACGGTTGGCACGGTGAATACCCGCGCGTTGTTTTCGATGAATGGGCGCGTCCATGCGGTCGTGGGCGGCACGCTGTATGAGATTTTCGCCGGGGCGACGGCGACGAGTCGCGGCACGATGCTGCAAGACCCCAACCCGGCGAGTATTGCGAGCAATGGCGATGCGGGCGACGAGCTGCTCATTGCGAGCGGCACCAACGGGTATCTTTTGGACCTCTCGACCAACGGCCTCTCGACGGTGCTGACCGGGGACTGCGTGATGGCCGGCATGTTGGACGGGTACTTCCTGGCCTTTGACACCGCCACCTCGACGTTTCGCATCAGCGACCTCAATGACGGGACGACCTGGGACGCGACCCAGTACGCGCAGCGGTCCATTGCCCCTGACCCGTGGCGCGCGATGGTCGTGGACGGGGTTCGGCAGATTTGGCTGATTGGCGAGCAGACGGGCGAAGTCTGGTATGACAGCGGCGCGAGTCCGTTCCCGTTCGAGCCGGTGCCCGGTGCCGTCTTTGGCTACGGCACCCCGGCCCCCTGGACGGTGAAGCTCGTGGGCCGACTGATGTGCTGGCTGTCGCAGACGTCGGACGGGGCCGGGATTGTCGTGGGCGCACAGGGTCTGGTGCCGGAGCGCATCTCCACCAACGCCGTCGAGACGGCCATTGCGGGGTATCAACGGACGTCGAAGATTACCGATGCCGAGGCACTCGTCTATGAGATGGACGGCCATACCTTTTATGTGCTGACGTTTCCGGCTGCGAATGCGACATGGGCGTTTGATGTCACGACCGGGGTGTGGCACGAGCGCGGGATGTGGGACTCGGCGGCTGGGGATTACGACCTCTGGAGTCCGCGCGTCCACTGTTTCGGCTTCTCGAAACATCTGGTCGGTGACCGGACAAGTGGCCTGATTTGCACGATGGATACGACGACGACGACCGAGTGTGACGGGTCGGTGATTCGGCGTCTTCGCGTCCCCCCGCCGCTCTGGCGCAGTCCTGGGGTGCGTCGTCTGTTTGTGTCGCGGTTCCAGCTCATGCTGGAAGTCGGGCTCGGCACGGCGACCGGGGATGGCGTGGACCCGCAGGTGATGTTGCGGTCCTCGACGGACGGCCAAACGTGGTCGGATACGCGGCAGGCGGCTGCGGGGAAACAAGGGACGTATGGGACGCAGGTCGTCTGGACGCGGCTGCCGTCGAGTAC